GCTGGATCTCCTGAGACATCCTAGCAAGCTGATCAGCAATCTTCATAAGCTCGCTCACCTGCTCATTCATGGCATTGAACTGATCCGCACGAGTAGGATCAGCCTCCATGTATTTAAGATGCGTGAGCATATGAGGAATAACAGCCTGCATTGTCTTATCAGCACCCACAGGATCAATCTGCTGATCTTGTACGGACTGTACGACTTGACCTGCGAACTGGAGGTGAACAGCCATGTGCGTAGCATGGTTTTGATCTGGGTCAATAAGCACCTGCCCGCCTGTCTGGAGTGCATTGTTCTCAAGAGACGCAATGGACAGGTCGCTTCCATCTGGCTTTGTTTCCTCTGGGATTCCGAATGTTTCAACGCCAGTCTGTCCAGCGATTGCCGCAATGTTGGCATTGATGACACGCTTCCTGTTGGACTCTGGGAGTTGTGGGAGGTACTGGCCGATAAGCTCCATCGCTTGCATACGAGCCGCAGATGATCCCTGACCAATGCTTCTGGTAGCCTTGACGCTATCAATGTCAAGCATAGCCGCCTTGGGGACTCCACGATTCAAGCAGGCGTTCTGGAACTCAAGAGCCTCCTTGCCGCCATGATCTTCCTCTACGAGGTTCGGATTGGATGCACGACGATAAACCTCTGCATAATGAACATCAAGAGCCTGAAGGTAGATTTCTGCACGAGTGTTGGTAAGGCGAGACTTCTCACCAATCTCTGCCTCAACTTCCCGATTGCTCTTCTTCCTGCCTCCAGCAACGGATGGCATGAATGATCCAATGTCATCACTCTCCTGCCCTTGGAAGTATTGAGCCGTCTGCATGGCGGCGGCAAGATTAGATGCGACATTGACTTGCGTTAGGTTAAGGCCAGGAGGCAAGATACGATAAGGTCCTACCTGCACAGTCTTTAGCTTCTCCGCATCAGCCGCAGAGTTAGGCTGGAACATAATGGCAGATCCAACAATGACACCCTCAAGGAGCGAGTTGTTAACCCTGTTCATTGCCTCTGCGTACTTATAAACCTTCTGACCAAGGCCACGGACGCTGTGGTAGTAGCCATTGCCAACGCCATTCAGGAAGATGGTGAAGGCGTTAGAGAAGTTCTTATATCGTCCTACCTTCTGGCACAAAAATTCGGTGCTGTTGAGGCGATCAAAAATGTAATGTGAAATCCTGCCATCGTATTCACGCACATAGAAATGAGCGATCTTGATAACCTTGCTCTTGGCATACGAGTAGTATAGGGCATTGTTTTTAAGCTCCCTCTGATACCACTCCCAAGGGCGGCGTTGATCCTGCTCATCAACCTTGGCTTGCATGATAGCCTCCCTGCATTGTTCAACATCCCATCCACCACGGGTTGCGGCTTCTTCATTCTCAACGTAGCTGTAAAGCTCTTCGCAATACATCTCATCAAGGATGTAGCAAAACTCCCAGTTGTCCCAATCAACCTTAGATCCCTTTGGAACAACCAGAGCGTAAGGCTCAATAGCCTTGGCTCGCCAATCCACCCCATCTGGGAAGTACATACAAGCCATGCCATGAATAACAAGCTCCTTATGGCAAACCTGATGCTGTGCAAGGAAGTTGGGATTGCTGGACGATAGGAGCCTGTGGAACTCCTCCGTAATGATCCTGCTCCATTCTTCCCTCTTGCCCATGTCCTTCCCGTACTTGGTCTTTACAGTTGCGTAATGACCAACGGAGGTGAGGATGTCAAAGTATGGGATAACAGCGGCCTCGACCTTTGCTTCAGCATGACCCCAGTTTACGTTGATGCGGTCTGCCTGACCCATCTCACGAAGCTGTTGTTCGTTATATGGAGGGTTGCCATCAATGATCCCCTGAATCTGCGCCCTGCGATATGATGCTATCTGATCGTCATTGATCAGTTCAAATAGCATTGACCTAGCGGATTCAGCATCCTCAATTCTAGTGCGAGGAGGCTTTTCGCCAACTTTAGGGTCAGTTAATCCAAAGGAAATCATATTTTAAGTGAATCGACAGCGTGAGTTAAGTCATCATTTTTGACCCAGCACCATTCTGGTCTAGCGTTTGTTGTCTCCGATTTCTCGCCAGAAAGCAACACTTTTCTATTGACATGGACAATGGCTTCGTTTCTGCAACCACATACACCACAGGTATATAACTTTGAATCCAGCGGAGTTGTGCGTGATCCCTTAACCTTTGCAACCAAGGATGTTATCTGTTGCATGGCAGAGCATCCAGCACAGAAGTTGGTTGTCATGTTGTTGTAGCACCTAGCGCAGATTTCGGCCCTTTTATTCGCTTCTTCCTGACTGACAAAGACTTCCTGTCCAGACACAGCATCCATTGCCATTGTTGCAAGGGACTTGATTCCCTTGATGATGTTTTCAGCTGATAGATTGGGAGCTACCCCTTGTGCTGGATTGCCATCAGAATAACTGCACCAACCATGAGGAAGCTGACGGCAAAGATGGTCTTCTACTACCTCTTTCCAATCAGGAGGCAACGTGATTCCATTTTCCATATAATGCTTCTTCACCCTAGACAAAAGGGATTCCATCGTGAGTTCGCCTTCAATGCGAAACCCTGTCTCTGGAACTACGAAGCGATAACGATTTGGAGGAACGCTATCGTGAACTATCAGCTTTTGACGTATCATTTTTAATAATCTCCTGTATGTCTTTAAGTGCTGAATGATAACCGCTCATCCAAGCGATTGCCATGTATTCTTCATGTCCTTCGGAAGATCCATGATTTTTAGAGTATGAGCGGATTCCAACGCTTCCATACCACTCGTCAAATTGTTGTTTAGCCGTCATGTGTTTTCCTTTCTTGTTCAATGCTCTTTGATAGTTTCTTTTCCATGTCCCCAACTGTCTTGCCAAATCTTTCAACGAAATCTTCGTTTGCAAAGGGAATGTAGGCGTGAAGCACCTCATGCGCCACAACGTCTGACAGTCTACAGTCTGCATGATATTTTTTGTTGATTGTGATGCGTCTGTTTTGGTAGTAGCACTTTCCGATTGCTGGGCCATTTGGAGTCATCCCACAGTCCCCCCATCCAAACTCCCAGCGTTCTCCGTTAATGTCTACATTGCCAATCTTCTTGAATTTCATTTTGCGAGCTTGGTTATTTCCCTTTGAATTAACCATGCCGCCTTTTGCAAGTCTTCCAGTTCCTTTTCTGGATTCTTCTTGCCAGCACGGAATATGTATTTCATTGCAGATGCACGAGCAAACGGCATCTCGTCAATAATGTCGATTAGCTCAACGCCATTGGCATTGATATAATGAGATGGATGTGAAACTGGATTGCTCATCGTTTTGGAAGTATCATGCCCTTGCGCTCCACATATCGGAGCGGCCCACAACTGACAACTGTGTAATGGATTTTACCACGCTTCATGTCATCAATGACATTCTGTAGGTATTGGTCGTGACGCTTGTTTCCAACTACATATGGCCCTGCAAGGATGCTGTAATCTTCTTCAATATAATATTCTGCTTCGTTTTTCATTTAATGATTCTGTAATGTGGAGTTGAGTGCAATCCCTTCATGGGGTGGTTAATTCTAAAATTCTTTTTTTCTACCTTTCCATCCTTTAGAAGAAACTCTAATTTTGTGCGGAGTGTCCTACATGGAATATTTAATTCAGCAGAAAGACTTTTTGATGTTTGAAAGCCCTCTGGAACCGCATCAGGATTTCCTGCTTGTGTATTCGCAATAAGGTCAGCCCATGTATTTGCGCTCATAGTGGCAACCTCCATTCTTTATCGAACTCTCCTCGTGTGATGAGCCAGACAGCGGAATCCTTTGGCCCGATTTCTCCATACACAAGCCCCTGTCGCCATCCAAGCGTGGCCCTTCGTGCTTTCGCATAATCCATCTCACCTCTGCGAGTAAGCGTACCTGCGCAATATCCCGTGCTTTCCTTGATTGTTCTGCCTTCAGCTTGTTGGCTTCTATGAGTGTGCCCAAAGATGACTTTGCCACCATACATTTCAGCCATGTCCCTAGCGGAGTTTTCATTGTAGATGGTTCCATGAGTGAAGGTCACATCACCGATAACCAGCTTTTGAAAGACTCCATCATACGGAATCCTGCGGCAACCAATCTCCACAAAAGTCCTGTCAATGTAATCCGTAGCCTGTTGAGCGGCGTATGCGACAAGAGCGTTGCGGTGACTAAGCATTCGGGGAATGCGGTCTTCATGGTTTCCATCCAACACATGAGTTGGTCTATACTTTCGCAGGAACGAAAGCCCACCATCAATGTCGGGAGCAACAGGTTCGGATTCGTCGGAGCTTCCAACCGCACCAGAACGAAATGCCGTGGTATCGCACCAGTCTCCGAGATGCACCACAATACTTGGGTTCCACCTTTCCCGCATTTTAAGCACAGCATCAATTGCTGTCTCATCTGCGTATTTCCCATGACTGCATGATATGGCGATAAAGCGTTCATACTTTGTGGCAATATGGGGGGCTTTCGCCCCCCTTGAGTTTGCTTTAGGCTTCATTGGGCGTTAGCGTTACTAGCTCCCATTTGCTAGGGTCTTTCTTTCCTACGGCAACGCCAGCGTCTACAAGCGTTCCTTCTGCACCGAAATCGGTAGCCGCCATGAACAACTTCTCATCGAAGGTCATTGCCTCAATAACCTTGCCGTTGTCATTGAACTCCACGGAGTATAGTGTCCATTTCTTGGCAGAGCCTTCCTTGCTCTGTGCGGCGATCTTGGCTTGCGTTGGTAGCACTCCCCTCCAAGTTGCAGTCACATTGCCAGCAGGACGAACGCTAGGGTTCTTGTCCATGACCTTTGCAATGGCTGGTCTAGGGGACTCAACAGGCCGCTTTCCTTCTGCTACGTTGCCGTCATCGTCATCCTCTGACGCAACGCCAAGGACGGCGGCTAGTGCGTAGCGACGAGCGTAGGTGATCGCAGATCCAACTCCCTGTGGCGACTGATCCTTGAGTGGGAGCAGTAGCGTGGTAGTCGTGCTGTGACCATCCTTGTGCATGATCGTTGTCTCAACGCCAGCCGCTCCATCCATGAACAATGGCTGTTGAGTTACTGCAAGACCATGCTTGGACAGGATTGGTCGAGTCGCATCAATGATCGCATCCAGAGGAGCATACTTGCTCTTGAAGTACGGATTGTTTGCGGTTTTTGGAACATTGGATAGTTCCCCGATAGCGGCCACGAGAGCCGTTGCGTATGCTTTCTGTTGTGTTGTGTTTTCCATAATTTTTGGTTTCAGTTTCGTTTATCCACGCTCATCAGCCTGAATCATCGAATCGTCGATAAATGCAATGGCTTCATCAAGAGTTGACCGCAATTCCTCAAACGAGGAAAGCAAAAAATCAACCTTTTCTTTGTCCGTCATTGGGATGGCAGGGTCGCTCATTGTTATCGGACGATGAACACGACAAGGGCCGTGGTGATGGACAGAAGGATTGATGCAACGCTCGTCCAGAACAGGACGCAAACATGATCCTTGAGTTCCTTGATGATGTTATCCGCTTCATCAATGTAGGACATTGCCATGTGCGACTGCGCTTGGGCGTTAAGAATGATGACAGTCAACTCTTGGATGACATCATCAAGCTTTTTCTCGCAAGGCTTGGTGGTCTTGCTGGCGGCTGGATTCTTTGTGGATTTGGTGGTGTTGTTTTTCATAACGCAACAACCATTACCGCTGGCATCAAGCGATGGCAAGAAATATTTTCAGAAATCTTTTTTTATTTTTATGCTTGACTTTTCGATACCCATGCCGTTTAAAATCTCGGCAGAAGGCAAGACAGATATATCGTCAACTTTGAAGAACGTGCTTTCGTAGGTCTCTTGTCCTGTTCAGCCAGCCCTTCAAAAAAACCTTACTGGCTGGCTTTCTCTCAACTAGGCGATGATAGAAAGCGTCTCTCTCATCCATAAATTTTTTTACATTCAATCCAGAAACTTTCTCAATCTTCATGGCCCTGCCAAACCCGCAGTTCACGCAAGCGTCGAAGAACGCCCAGTCGTAGTTTTGTGGAAGGTGATCGCAACCATATCTGAGCCAGTATTCATTCCAGTATATCTCGGAAGCTCGTTCAGCCGTCATGTTGGCAATGTCCTCCTTGGGGTGAGATCGAGCGTCGATGCCATACTTCGTGCCCACCAACTTTCCATTGACGTAGTTTCCTGCGTCATTGGGATGAAGATCGAGCTTGGTTCCCTCCCACTTGAAGAGGAATGGAATGATCCTGTCCTTAAATCTCTTCGTCATCGAATGATTTGGGTTTTGGAGTGCGCTCAATAATCTCTTCCTTGATTTTGGAAACTGACCCAACAACCTCTTGAATTTGGTTCGTTCCAATCTTCCAGTCATATACCATTCGCCCAGTCACAAGGAAGATCACAATAGCCCCTGTTACATATAGGGTATTCGTAGTGATAGTAACGAACCCAGCAAGAGCATTCTCTGGTAGCCAGTATAGATGAGCAACTGCCCACCTCCAAGATGCTTGAATCAAAGCAATGCCTATCAGGGAAATGATCAACCGCTGGGATACAAGTTTGGGAATCATGGTCTGAACCTCCATGCCGTTTTCAATCCGATATAGACTACCACACACAAGATTGCAGAAAGTGCAATCATACGCCAAGTCCATAGCTCCCTGAGTGCCTTCTCGTGCTTTCCGTGCCAGTAAACGATGTTGTTCTGCGCCTCTGACAGGTCTTGAGACTGCTTGTCAACCTGCTCCTCGTAGGTGTCAATTGCGGAGATTACGTCCTTAATCGCCGCATTTCCTGCGGAGGTTGTGATATGCGGCTTGAGCCGCTCCACTCCGACCTTAACGGCAACGGCTGAGGGAGCAACGTAACGCTCCTGTTTGGGTGCCGCACAACCCACCACAAGGGCGACGGATGATATAATAATAAGTTTAATTGTATTCATTTACCTTTGTTCTATCCACGTCATTGATGCAATTGCGTTTTTGTTAGATGTAGATGCCGCCGCCACCAATGTCAAGGTGTCACTAACTGTTCCAATGGAGCTTCTTCCAATCTGGAATTGAGTATCCTTGTCAATGCGAATTGGGCCTCCTCCACCACCTCCAATAACAAACCCTGCGTCAAGAGTGGTGCCGCCAGTAAAAGCCGTTGCGGTAACATTGTATTGAACGAAGCTGTTGGCATCTGGCATATTGTTCCAAGTACCGCCAGTAAGGGTGACGTTCCTCACCAGCCTGTAATAGACGTTGGTATTGTCAATCGTGGCTACTTGGAAGTAAGAGGGCAACACAATGCCCTGTAACTGAGTTGCTTTAAGCCTAATTGAAATCAATGGTCGGTATGTATTGGCCGTGCCAGTATCAAGCCCAGTAATGGCAGTTTGAATGTTTTGAGCAATACCGAGCTTCTCTGGTTGCCCTTCTGAAACCAGCGAGTTTGACCCTTGGTAAATATAGAAAGGCCCACCAGCTTGACCACCAGTAGTGTTTTTGATCTCAATGCGGATAGGCAGGAATGGGGTTCGGCTCCAAGCATTAACAAGGACGTTGGCTGTATTGAAGGTGTGAACGATAATTGTCTTCCCATCAATGACCCACCCAAACTTTACCTGACCTGCGCCATACCACTCATACTCAAAGCTAACCATCTGTTGCTTTGTTGGGTCTGCGGTAATTCCGCTAGGCCCATTGCCGTCCAGCTTATCGCCATTCCATTGCGCCCTACCAACTCTCTGAAGGGATGGAGTCCCACCGCTGTTGATGATGCAACAGAAGTAATCGCCTGATCCGTCGTCCTCGAAATAGAACCCATCCGAACCATTGAAGAGTCCAAACCTTTTACGGATTCCTGCAACTGGAAGATTGAGTTTTACCGAAAATGAAAGCGTGGAAGTGCGGCTTGGAATGTACCGCATGGTGTGGATCGTTTGACGTATAACCTCGCTGTTAAGCGTGCTAGTAACTGCCATATCAACCTCTGATCCAGTAGGGTCGTGAGTAGCCACGCCTCCGTTAGCGGTTGATTCATCCCAAACGTCGCTTTCCTTGCCATACTGGAAGGTGTTGAAGAAGACTGTCTGGTATGGGCTAACCTTTAGTCTCCCCTTGCTAGTGAAGTCTGCGTTTCCTAGAACCTCATCAGATGAAAGCAGAAGATCGTTGATCTTTTGAAGACTGCGGCTGGAATCATCATTCTGCCAAGGCGTATTATTCTCTGGAAAATACGCAGGCATTTCTTAAAAGACAAAGAATGGACTAACTAATAGAGTTCCACCTTGAATAGTGGTATTGGCATCTTTTGCAACATTGGCGTGTGCGCTTGAGACAACGACATCTCTAGCATTGGCAGACACAATGCAGTTTGTTGCGCTAGTAGCAAGCTGTGTATCGCCCATGAGCTTCACAACCTTATTAGTTGCAGTAGTGGCGTTAAACGTGATGCAGGGTTGAGAGTTATTGGCAATCAACCTTCCACCTCTGAATACATGGCTGTTGTTTGTCGCATCCCCGTTTGCAAACTTAAAAACAACAAGTTTGGTAGCGGGGGTTCCACCAACTAGATTTTCAATTCGCAAGGATGTAACTCCACCAACAATACTAACGCCTTCCGTTCCAAAAATCTGAACAGTCCAACACAATGCCGTGAATTGCATAAACGAATTGGATTGGGTCATGTCGAGCAATCTTCCGCAATAAGTGAATAGCACCTCGTAAAAGACCATCCCGCTTGTTCCAGTCTCGCTGACAACAGTAGATGCAGGTGCGTTGATAATACCTTGAATGTTAATCCCAAGGGTTCCAGTCGCAACGGCAAAAATAGTCCCAGCCCCAGCGGCATTTGTAATGCCAGAGCATTGTATCGCTACCGCCTGAGCTACTGGGGTTCCACCGCTTTGCGACCATAGACCGCCAGTTCCAGAACAGGTGAATGTTCCATAACCAGCAATTGTTTTTGGTTGATCTGCCGTTAGGCTAAAGGCAACGATATTTGCAGATACAGTTACGCTTGCTCCTTGTTCAAAATAAATGTCGGCCTTTCCGTTAAGGCTAATCTGTGCAGAGATTGAGTAAGATCCAGCCCTGACATAAACCAAGTCCCCAACCGCTGAAGCTGAAACAGCGGCGGCAATAGTAGCGAATGGATAATTGATGCTATATTTGCTATAGCCACTCCTAGCGTCAGATCCAGACGAGTCCACATAGATCGTCTTTCCAGAGTTCATCTGCTGTTGGATGGCAGATCCCGACTGCTGTATCAATACAACATTCCCTCCTACTGGTGGGGTAATTTCAACAAGGTTGTTAGCAGTCATTAGGCAAAGGTAGTTGATTCAATAATATCGCAAGTTCCTTTGATAATATGATCTACATTGCCGCCAATAGCAATTCTAATGTCGTATTGATAACGCTCTGGTGGAATTGCCGCAGATGTAGCGGCTGGCAGGAATAATCCAATAAACCCATCCGTTGCTGGAGAGTTTTTAGTAACAGTAAAAGATGCTAATGCAGACTCATTCCAAGCGTCCTTGATTTGCGACGTAATGGTTGCGGCTGTCAAATTAATGGGGTTGCCATCAGAGTCCTTATAAATAAGGGAAAAGGAAAAGTCGCTACCCTGTTCTATAGCGTTATCATCTACTAAATTAAAAATTCCTGCTGGCATTATTCTTCCTCCGTAAAATCTTGGAATCTGTCTAAAAGAGTCGGCTCCTCCACAACCTCCGTGATCCATGCGGGCAACGGAGTAGAGCGGTTCACCGACTGGTTGCTCAAATCCGCTCTCGTCCTTTGCGTAGGAGTCATAGACTGCTGAGGGGACGATATTGACTCCCCAGACGGGACGGCATGGCGAAGGGTTCATCCATAGCCAAGGCAGGTCGCTTGCGTCTTGGAGAGTTGTCGCTCGGAAGGTTCTCATGTTAAGGAAGGCCGAGGCCGAGGCCGAGCGTCTGGCGGTAGAGGGCGTATAGTGCGGCATTTTGACCAGACGTTACTTGAGTATTGATCCAAGCAAAAAACGGGTAAACTCCTCCGATTGATGTTCCATTACTTCCAAACAAAGCCAAGGATAGGCCGCTGGAATTGCCCAACGTTGTTGCAGTTGATGAGAGTCCGGAATCGTTGTTAATATATCCAACAAATGCATTAGTGGCACCTTTCGTGATGTTCACCCAATGCGCTATTTGATTGTTTGTAGGATTTGTTACTATAGATGGGGTGCTTCCAAATTGATCGAACGTGCCGTAGGTGCCATTGGTGGAGGTTGTGGCCTGAATTACGTTCGTTGCGGCGTTTGTCCCAATCATTCGCACATTAGTTCCGGAGGGAATATTCCCTACACCAATGCCAGAATAAGCCCCTATTGTTGCATAATTAAACGGAACTGTGGTCTGAACATGCGAGTTGCTTGTCGTTGCAACCATCCCATTCGCCCCCCAAGTCGGAGCATTAACCAGAGTCCCATTGAACTGACCCAGCCCACCAAGTGAGAATGCCGTAGTGCCGCCCCCTGCATTCTGACTGCTCCGCAGAGGCCAACACACCATGCTATTCCACAAGCCGAGCGATTTGATCCCGCGCACGAAGTCCGAG